GTTCGCCCGCAGTATCAATAGGTTGATATACACCAGCGCTGGCAGCAGCACCCCATGAAAGGTCTTCAGTATCATCCTGAGTTGGGTGTTTACCCCACCAAGCATACTTTGATTGTGTGTTGATTACGTTCTTGTAGTAAAGTGTTCCACCGTCATTGCCCCTTGCATCGGATGCAACTGACAAATATGGGAACTTCTCAAGAACTGTCCCTGCAGTTCCTGTGAACATCCCGAGATTATCGACTACGATTACGTGGACTTCATCTTTAGATGCACCCTTAGCAGCAGCATAGGCAGAAGTTCCTGGCGCACCAGAGAAATTCGCTGCATAATCCCATGTGTCGAAACCAGTTGAGTCACAGATTGAAACAATCAGACTGTTACCTTTTGTTCCAGGATACTTTGCAGCAAATTCATATGTTTCAGTACCATCGCTGAAACTATCTTCATAAACGGTTTGGTTTGGAATGAGAACTGCAGTTTGACCGCATCCAACAGCGTTTCTTGCGGTCGAACCGACTGCACGAACGAGTTTGAGGTTGGTAGTATATGCTAGGAAGTTTGCAGCAGAATAGAAGTCTACTGCATTAGTGCTATTTGGTCCACCGAACTTACTTACAAGTTCGTTTTCAGATCCAATAGTAACGATTTCTTGCGCTGGTCCCCATGCGAAGTTGCCAACGAATGCACCAGCAGATGTTGAAACTGCTGGAACTACATTAGTAAGGTCTTGCTCGGTAACTAGGACTCCAGGCGATAACTGAAAAGCCATGTTTTTCTCCTTATGTTAAAATGATCAGTTTCATTTTATCTTTTATTTATAACTCATGTATTTTGTGTTTATCGATACGATGTATCGACTTTCCAATAATCACCCCCAGCAATAAAAACTTCTTCTTCAGTACCACTAATAATAACACCAAAGGGGGTAAGGTCTTCTTCAATTTGTCTCATTTGATTTGCATATAATTTCTCACGAATATCTATGTCTGTCAAATCTTTAAAGTATGTGTTTGTGGTCAACCATCCGAACAGTACTAGGCACATTGCTAAGTCGTCATGATAACCTTCGTCTGCTTGATACGATCCTGCCTTTTCAATAAACGTTGACAACTCGCTGATTGTATCAGCATCAAAAATTTGTAACTTCATTTCTTCTAATAACGACTTAAACGTAAAACAACCTTGTCTTTTGACCTGCTTTGACATCTTGACACCAAAGGTTGTCGTTCTGCCAAATCCAGGAGACAAGTATTGTTTGTTCGCATCTCGAGCAGTGGTAAGAATATTATCATATTCTAAGTCGCTATGTAAAATATCAGCGACTTGCTGCCCAATATCATTAACTTCAATCAATACGTGTGCGGAATTATAATCTCTCGCTACTTTATTTATAATATTAGGAAACAGTAGTGGAGCAATCTTGTTGTCTCGATACTTCGCAACCATCTTATATGGCACTGTAGTAACGTCGATAACCACAGCAGTAGAGTAGTCTCCGCCGATACCTCTGGCAGTGTCGACCGTCATCGTATATGCTCGGTCTGGCATAGGTTCTTCGAAGATATCCAATCCATCTTTAGTATAGACGGGATCGATAGAACTCATATTACCAAGAGTCTTAGCATTAATAAGCGTATTGCTTGATCCGAGGAAGTTACACATAACTTCCTGATTGAATTTCAATTCACCAAGAAGTCTTAGTTGTTCTTCTGCCCATGCATCATCGCGCCCTGGAATTTCAGTGTATGGAATGAACATAGGCACAAAACCATTTGCGCCCTTTTCTGCTTCGTTCCAGAATTTCCAGAAGTGGTTATACCCCAGAGGTGTTGAGGTCAGAAGGATCTTAGTTGTTTGACCCGCAGAAATCGTAGGATAAACTGAAGCGAAGAACTGCTCAGCAACAGTGTTTGGAATAATCGCTGCTTCGTCGATATACAACCAGTTAACAGACTTACCACGAATACCGCTGGTAGTTGTCGCCGAAGTAAATACCTTCGATCCATTTTCTAATTCAATGTCACCCTTGTTCCAAGTTTTTACGCCTTGTTGCATCCACAGTGGTAAGTTCTCATACATGCCTTGGTAACGAGACATAACTTCTCTGGCAGCAGAGGTTTTGTTCGCCATAATAGCGACAGTCTTGGCTTCTTGGAAAAGCGTATACCAGAGGATACATGCAGCGGATGTGATGGTCTTACCTTGCTGACGACCCTCCATAAGAATCGCTTTACGATTGTTCAGAATATGAGCGACTTTTCGCTTCTGGCAATCATAGAGTTTGAATAACTGAAGACCGTGATCGAGAGTAACGATCTGGCAATAGTTCTCAATAAAATAAATGGGATCTTCTTGGCACAACTCGAGTTCTGCCAACTGCTCCATTGTAAAACTATGCTTATGCCCGATCGGTTTTAAATTAATATTACCGTGATACGAGGATTCTTCTTCAGTCATGATCAATTATTTTTGCCTTCTCTGCTTTCAATGCTTTCAAAAGATCCGCAGTTGAACCAGCAAACACAATATTATTCTGGGTTTCAATATTACCCTTTGCTGGTTGCTGTTCGCGCAATTTCTTTTTCCTTGCCTGAAGATCCAATAGATCCTTAGCAGTATCGCCAGTTGTTTTTATCAATTGTCCGACAACTTCATAGGCGCGAGGACTGTCGCTGGCAAGTGCAACGTTTAACATTCCGTCAAGTGCTTGTTGACTTTTGTCGATAAGAGTATTAAGTTTCTGCCTTGCGACTTGATAATCATCCTCAATATCATCACCCGTTGGTATATACGCAACTGGAACTTGAATTGGGGTAGCAGGTGGGATAACTACTGCAGTTGATACTTGCTCAGTCTTAGTCCCAAAAATCTCATCTAGTTTTTCATAGTTATTCGAAGAACTCATCGAATGTCTCCACATAGTCCCACGCACCAATTTCAGGTGTTACGTCGGATGGTGATGTTGTCACTGTATATTTTTGTCCATTGTTGATATCAACTATATCATTTGCATATGTATTTGCAATAGCAGTTCTAATGATACCTTGAAGTTCGACTGGACCGTAAAAATTCAATCCAAGTTTGAAATTCAATGTCCAAATGATAGACTGTCTTTGGGCAAAATCGCCCTCGTATTGATCCTCATAATCGATACCCTCCAGAGTTATTTGCAAATCGCGTTTGATTCCCATCTCTGGAATATCATTAATCGTGACACAAAAATCTGGATTAAAGAATGGCAAGATCTGCTCAATAATTTGCAAACCATCATCTTGGTTCTTTGCAAAAATAAAAAGAGAAATATTCATATCGTATGGAGTGCTGGTAAATTGTGATCGCAATTTATTGGTATCATCGCCTGCACCAACAGCAACGTTTTTGGTAAGTATGTTAATCTTACGGGTCGGATTATAATTGAGTCCAGTGATTTCAAACCCAATTCTCGGTAGTGTGATTGCTGTGCTTGCTGGATCCGTCGTAGGAACCGAGGCAATACGAGCAAGGAATTTTTGTTTGGTGGAATATGCTAATGGAACACGAAGACTCTGTGCAAATTCACCAGCAGAGTTCTTGCGCTGCACAACTAGGTTGTTAAAGATAGTACCAAATGCAATAATCGCTTTGCGAATATGCGAGTGATAGAAAAATTTACCTGCGAACATTTACTTTCTCACTAAAACTTCGCCGAATGGATTGATAGACGTAAAGTCCAGAATTCCATCAGCATATGCAATATTGTCGTAATCTTCATTATTTGCCAGAGGATCAATATCAGTCACCGAGTAACCACCCAAGATTAGCGAATCGCCAGAATTTAATAGTAAATTAAATCCGCTATTCAACAAGAACTGGTATGCATATTGGTCCTGTGACTTATCGTCGATAACATCAATTTCTGGATTGCCAGTAATAAATCTTTCAGAACTATATTCGAAGACTTCACATTTCAGTTTGAATACGTTAATCTTGCCTAGTTGGTAGAACGGATTAAGAAAGTCAACAAACTTGATTTCAAAGAAAGTTTTGGTCTTTGGAAAATATAGAATGTCACCTTCTGACGGTCTTGTTGTCAGTTGTAGATTCTCGGCGTTATTCGCGACTGATTCTTCCCAACGTCTCTTAGAAACTACAAAACTTGCAGATGCTCTAAACTCAAATCCGAACTTAGTGAACAGATCGCCCTCACCCTCAAATCCTTCTACATTCTCTAGATACATTTCCAGAGGATAGAATTGACTGAAATATGATAGAGGATCTTCGCCGAAAATTGGATCTTGGTTAGCAATAGTTCTCGGAAGATAGTAAACATCGTGACCATAAATCTTCAAACTTTCAATGACAAGATCCTCCACCAAACGTTGTTCGTTTGTGGTTCCCGATGTATTTCCAGATTGAAAGTAGAAGTTAGTAGGCATCTATTATCCTGTATAAAAATCGACAGGAAGTTCCGACTTGAGTTGCATTTCGTTTTCGATTTGTTTAATCTCGTCGACTGCTTCGTCATAGACTTGTTGACCGTTTAGAACAACACCACCTGGAAGTTGGATTCCACCGAACTTCTTCATGTTCTCACCCCATTGACGTTTAATCAATGCAGTGGTATACATTTTCAAGAACATGTCATTATAGACTTTAGTATATTCTGATGGATCTAGAATACGATAACACTCGACGATAATGTGGTCACCGACTTGGAAAGTATCGTTCCAATTTACGTCGATATAAAGTTTATCTGTTTTTCTGTTGAACCTAATCGAACGCTGTCCAGGAAAAATCTGGTCATACATTTGCAGAGTTGTTTTAACTTGCGCATAGTAGATAAGGTCTGCTGCCAAAAGATTATACATGTCGTTAAGTCTAAATTGATAGACCAAGTTGAACATGTTATTTGGATTTTCCATACCATCTCCAGGAGCATTGAAATTGAACATCTTGATGATGCCAATTACTGAGTCTGGAATAGGAATATATTGTTTATCTACATCACCTGGAGTATAGAAGTTTGTCGTCGCAAGTGCGCGAGTGAACCCTGAAGTAAGACCAGTTACATTTTCACCTGCTTGGAATACACCCTTTGTCGTATCAGTTGTGGCAGTAGTTCCATTAAGCGAAAGTAAATAACAAGATGCACCTGATGTTTCCCCGACGATTTTTTCGCCGAGTTCAAATGACGGAGAACTTAGTCCACTAAATTTGAGAGTGTTGCCCGTGATTTGATGCTTCAGATAAGTTCTTTCAACACCATCGAAATGGTATTCTTGAAAATACTGTAGTGCATCATCGACACGATCTTCTATTTGATCTTCGTCGACATTAATTTCAATTACTGGAAACCCAAGTCTACGAAGGCAGTAATCAATTAGTCCTTGTCTGGATGAAATGGTCATTTGTTATCCTCTATTTCGGACTATTTATAATGATCCCATGTCATACACTGTAGGATCTACCCCTGCAAGATCGCCTAAATCGATTGTTCCTGGAATAGTAAAGAAATCTGGATTATATCCACCCACTTCAATAATACTTCCGTCGGTTTTTTTAGAATATAATGTTCCGTCTGCTAAGTTTACTGCAAGTTCTCCGACTGCAATTTGTCCTGCGGTGGGGACTGCATTAGAAGTTTCACTTCTTTTGAGTTGGATTACTGTTGTCATAATTAATTCAATAGAGTTCCTGCTGCATCATAGATATTGATTCTGAAATATGCGCTTGAGTTTCCGTCAAGAAGATCCGCATCTAGACCAGATCCAGTACCATCAACGGTTTTAATTGCATCAAGCATATTCGTAGCGGTAAACGATCCACCCAGAGAAACTGCAGTTCCTGCTAAAGTGATTGCGCTGTTTGCTAGTTTATTATTAGCAATTGAACCAGCAAGCATCGTATTGGTAACTGAACTAGTATCAGTAGTATAGACACCGTTAGTTACGGATGACGCATTACCTGTGAGAGCGCCCACGAATGCAGTTGAAGTGACCGAAGTCAATCCAGCAAAGGTTGTTACAGTTCCGCCAAGACTTACATCTGTCGAACCAATTGTGACTTTGCTATTTGTTAGAGAAGCATTGCCGATATTCGATAGGGTATTTGATG